TGAAGATGTTGTAAAATATGGGTGTGTAAATGGCTCTGTATCATCATTAATTTATTACAGTGATACTGTAAAATTTTATGATCAATTTGAAGATGAAATATGGGATATGCTTCATGAAAATACAGAAAGTTTTGGTAATAATAACATTTTAGAAACTATTGGACAATTCAATGGTGCTAAAAATGTTGGCTCATTAGATCAATTTAAAAATTTATTAGCTTGGTATGCTGTTGAGGAAACTTGCAGAAAGCTATTAGATGAACAAGAAAAAGATGTTGCATAATAAACCAAAATGGTTAAGATAAACATAAAAACAAACAAGGGGTAAATATGGAAAACAATAACACTTACGGAATAGTATCTGGTCCAGATAACATTTATACAGATGTTTCTAGGACCTTAAAAGGTGCTAAAAGATACGCAACAAACCACAATTATGACAAAATAGGAATAAGATATAATTCTGGTTATCATTGCAAAGTTGTTTCAATTAAAATTAATAATAAATGGAAGGACCAATAACAATGATACAAGCAATATACTTCGCATTATGCTTTGCAATAATGTTCTTAGGATTGATCATAGCTATACATATTCATACATGGATAGGTCTTAGTATTATGATCTTATTCGGCATAAAGTTTATGCTACAACTACCAAACAATGAGGGGGTGTAAATGACAAATAAAGTATCTCAATGGTTGATTGACTATGTTAAGAAAAAGAATGGAGTTGATTTAACTAATGTACCATCCGATAGTTCATGGACAGAGCTTAATCCATTTAGAGACAGCGAGAGGTTAAGTGACAATGTTATCGAGTTCATAAATGAGAAGAACTTGTCAGGTATTAAATCTTCTATGGATAAAGTGGAAGATGATAGTATTAAACAAGCTAAGGCAGAGAGAGAGCTTAACACAGTAAAGGGGGATGAATGAGTAATAGACCTATGTACTTTAAAACTAATATGATTTTTCATAATTCATATTTAGACAAATTAGAGACAGCTATTGAAACTAATAATAATTTAAGCAAAGAACAAAAAGATAATTTAATTATGCCTTTGTATAAATTTTATGAGTTTTCAATTAAGAAAAGAAGTAAAGAGACACCTGAAAAAATAATAAAGGGGGATGAATAATATGACACTAGAAAAATTGTTAAAAGAGTTAAACTCAATATCAAAAAGACACCTTAAAACAGATGTGCGAGTTTCAGTAGATAGTTTAATAGATGAAGGTATAACCGAGAATTTTTGGTTTACTGATGTTGAGGTAAGAGAACCATCAAGTGGATTGGATCAACCAGAAATAATAATAAGTGGGAGTGAATAATGAGTAGCGAGAAACAATTAATATTAATTATATTGGTAGCTGTTGTTATGTTTGGTTATCAATGGATAAAAGAAGAAAAGAAAAAGAATGACTATTGGAAAAAATATAGAAGATCGCAAGGTTGGAAATAAGAATTTAAGAGAGTTAGCCAGATTAACTCTATTAAATATATTGAGTGTAAGAGGTGTTATATATACTCATTATAAAAACAAACAACAAAGGGGTAATGATGAAAATATTAAGAATAGATTTACAAACTGATGATGTTTCTGTCTATGATAGTAAAGAACAATTAAGAAAAGGTTTAATTGATTTACACATGGACGATATACTTTCTGATGAAGAAACTGATGAAACTTATATAAAAAAATATAAAAAATGGTCTTTAGATCAAATATGCAATATGTTTGATTGGGATTATAAAGTTATATCTAACAAAAAAGCTAAAGAAATTGAAGAAATTTACTAATCCTTTGGTGGTGTAGGTACAGTTTCGGCTGTACTTACATCAATTAACTCTGGACTATCTTGCCAACTTACCTTTAGACTTGTATCAGATTTAATATTCTGCACCTTATTATTGGAATAGAGATCAGTTAAATGTCCTGCTAAATACTGAACAAATCTAACCTTTTCTCTTATCCATAAAATTTGATTAGGATTTTCTACCTCTTGATGTTGGAATATCTGCAACATCTTATCAATTAAAGTTTGAACTCCTAACTTACGAGCTTCAATAATCCTACTCTCTAGGTTTGGATTTTTTTTTAAAAAAGCGTAGAACTTCATCAAGCTGAACTGATACTGCTTTTGATCCAGAACTTCTGAAAGCGTTAGACCTCTTACGAGCTGTTCTTCTATGGTATTCAGATTTTGTTCCGTTAATGAGCTTGGGTTTAACAATGGAGTAATAGTATTCTTTAACTTCTTCTCTTGTTTTATTTCTGAATTGGTAGAGTGCTTTGAGTTGGTTAATTCTTTTGTCATCTGTATAGTTTGGTTTTTGGAAACCTAAAATATTATTGTACCCATGAAATCTGCATAGGTACTTACCATTAGCACATAAAAAACCTTTTGCCAAACAAGGTCGTTTACTTCTTCTTGTTAAACTTTGACAGAAAATCTTTTGTCTTGGCTTTCCTGCCATCTAAATCTCTCCTCTTATGTATTACATTCTGATATCCAAAATGGGTTTTCTTTCTGAAGTTATCTACTATATTTCTTGGAATATCCACCAGCTTACCCCTTTTTTCAGATTGTTCCTGAATGGCTAAAGAACAGAAATAAGGATTGTCTTTCTCTTTAATGGCTTTATTTAAAGTATCGGCAGTGAGGGTACTAGCTAATGTACTAATTACTTTAGAATTGTCTCCACCTTTATCTATAACTTCTTTTACAATGTTAGAAATATAAGTTAGTTCTTTAAAGTTAGTTTTTCTAATGTCAGTCATCATGAAACGTGGTATGTGTTTTCTTGACACATCATAGTCTCTTGATGACACATCTATCTTTTTATTCACAATGTAATCAGGGTTAATGACATATAACAAAGTAGATTTAAGTCGTTTCTTTTTAATGATCCCCACCTCTACCAATAAATCAGTACATCTATATATGGTACTGCGAGATAGGCTTACCATACTAGATATTGTGGCTTGGCGAGGATAACATTGACCATTTTGTGAGTTAACAAACTTTAATAAAGCAATGAGGATGAGCAAAGAAGATGATCGGTGTTCTTCAGGTATCTTCCTGATCCTCTCATCATCAAATAATTTAAAAGGTATTCTAATATGAGGTAGGTATTTTTTCATTTCTTAAATTTGCATATCTTTTGGTGTTTATGTTGTAATTCGTATAGTTCTCGTACCCACTCATCCTCATTCATTAATTCAAACTCTGCATTAGAGACCCATAGACGCTTAATCCTGAAAGCTAGGCTACCCTGACCCACTTTCTTATAGAATACCAAAAAACTAGGTATCTGAAGCCGACTAGCAAGGGTTTTTAAGAGTGTAGTAGACTTATATTTCTGTCCTTTATCATAGCACGTCTCAATCATAGCCAAAGGCTCGTAGCATTGGGGACAACACTCAACACTATCAACATCTATCATAGCTATACCCTCGTACTGTCTATGCCAATCGTTATAGCTGCCATTAGAAAATGCGTAAGTCCAACGTGCCATTAATCTTGTTCTGCTTTCATAATAGCTAAACCTAACTCTCTTGCAATAAGAGGTACAATAGAATTACCTAAAGATTTTATTCTGTTTTTTCTATCTTTGTCCAATTCATAGGATATGCCATTAGGTGTTCGACAAAGTTTGGATTGAGCTTCCCACCAGGTTTGTTGTTCTTCAATACTTCTCTCGGTAATGATTTGTCTCTGCTTGGTTTCCATGTCGGTTGATACCCCATGTCCTTGTGATCCCTTGCTGTTGGTGTTGGAAGTAGTGTCATCGCATCTCTGAGCTTTACTCCCCACCTCTCTCCCTTCTTGTTCTCTCGGAAGAAACGACCATTCTCTATCTGAACATCCTTCGCTTCTCCACCTTCTATGTCCGAAGCTGTTGGTGTGGGATAAGTTATATCCAATAATCCAAACTCTTTTTCTTTGATGCCACGCACCGATGCCTGAAGCTGGAATAACAAGACATTGGACTTCGAAACCCTCTTCTTCCAAATCTTTTTGTATCTGCTGCAAGACCTTACCTTCGGAGATGTTAATAATGCCTTCAACATTTTCCCCAATGAACCATCTAGGTTTACACTCTCTGATGACTCTAATAGTTTCATCCCAGAGATAGCGGTCATCTTCCGTTCCTCTTCTCTTTCCTGCAACACTAAAGGGTTGGCATGGGAATCCTCCTGTGATGATGTCTGCTTTGTATCTGTCTCCTTTGACATTTCTTACCTCGCTTTCTATTGGTATGTTATTAAAATTTTTCTTTAAAACTTTTTGACAAAACTCATCTTTCTCTACAAATCCTATGGTCTCAAAATATCCTGTGCTTTCTAGTCCTAAACTAAACCCACCGATACCACTAAATAAATCTAATAGTTTTAATTTCATCTAAATACTGTCCTCCAAAACCAAGATCTCATCATAGATATAGCTGTAAAGATAACTGCAATATGAAAGCTCTCTAGTATCGTGGGATGTAGATCAAAGAAAGGAAAGATATATAGCTGAATAAATGTAGATAATATTAAACCGCTGCCTACATCAATAACTGTTTCAAATAGATTTCTTTTATTTGTTTTCATTCTTTGGTTTGTATAAACTATAAGTTAGTGTGAGTTCTTGATCTGGCATAATATCTTCCGTTGTTTTTAAATACCATTTATTATTTACCTTAACTCTTACACAATTAGATGTTTCCGAATGGTTAATAAAAGCACCTAAAGGTAATCTATATAAAACATCATCAACCTCAATATGAGAGATACCTAACTCAGTATCTTTTTTAATTTCTCTTGTAGCAAATAAACCTAGACCATCAATAGAGCTAGATTTGATGGTGCAAAATATAGGTAGTGGATTATAACTCATGCTTTTTTTTTAGAGTATCAATCTCAAATTCTTTAATATCAATCTCTGTTTTTAATGTGTCTATTTCTTTACGTTGTTCTTCAATAATTCTTTCAAGATCATTCTGACCTCTAGTTTTATCTGCTCTTATTTTTCTTAATTCTTTTTTTAATTTCTTAACCTTGTCTTGCAAATCCACTTCTTCAAAAATACCAACATAAGTCATTACCTTGATACTCCAAAGGTTAATCTCATCATTGCAGTTTTAGGATCATAATGCCAATCACCTATTTCTATTTTACTGCAATGAGTAAGTATAATTGCTGTGAACAATATATATATAAACCTCATTTAATTACCTTGATTTTTTTTATAACTCCTGTGGGTATGCAAGTTAGACCACCAACAGAGAAACCATACTCATCTTCAGAGTAAGAAGTAAAAAGCCAAAGTTTATCTCTTGTTTTTTTATAAATATAACCAACATCAGTACAAACAGCTACATCATGGTCAAGTATTTCACTTTCAGGTGTCCATGCTTCATCACATTGACATATATCAACCCAAGTAATTTTAACTTGCTTAAATTTTGAGATCGTAGAAGTCATTAGGTTGTACCTTTTTGTTTGTTGCTTTATAAATCTTAATCATTTCTTTGGGTCTAGGTATTCTCTGACCATTGCAGTACCTCCAAACATTAGTGGCGGGATTTATGTTTTGAATACCAATTTTTCTCGCAGCCTCGCTACAACTTAAACCTTCTTCTTTTATCCATTCTTTTAATTTCATTGTTTTCCTTTCGCCATTACCAATAAGGTATATTTATCCACAAATCAACCCTAAAATAAGTATAGACAATGTGGAAAAACTATGAAATAAAGGCATTGAAAACAATGAGTGATAAAAAATATTTTAATACATTAAATAATGGCAAAGGTTTTGACCATTGGTCGCCTTCTAGCTCTAGTATGCCACTAGCTAAATTTAATATGAACTATGGTCATCACGATGGAGTAGAGAGAAGTATGTTTCCTATGCAATACAAACCTAGATTTGGAAACCTCGTAAACAACACAGCTCAAAGAATGGAATGTGAAACTTTGTATTGGAAAGACAAAACAATCCAACTAAAAAATAGAAACTATGACGAGGTGTTCGGCAAGGAGTTAGAGGATATTAATAAGTATGATCCTGTTGATGAGAAAGATGCTTACGCAAGAGAACACATGATTGAGTATGCACATAAGACTATTGAGCAAACAAGAAAGGTGGTCAAGGAACTTTGTGGCAAAAATAAGATTACATCTGAACGATATGTGATGAACAAACCTAAACAATTATTACACGACATCATAGGAAGGATAGATTATGAGACAGAAGGTAAGAATGGTTTATTTATAGAATTAAAAACAAAACCGCCAAGCATTATAAAGAAAAAAGGTAGAGATGAATACTATTTTAAAACTCAAACTCTTGGTGATGATAGTATCTTTGATGATTATTGGAAACAAGTTGCTTTCTATTGGAAATGTACAGGCAAGAAACCTTTTTTAGTTTTAGTTAATGATAAAGAATATTTAATTTATGATGATACTCATGCAGCTTTGTATGACGATCATTTAGAATACCAATACAACATGATGGTAAGAAGAATTTATAATTGGGAACAGATGATTATATATTGTAAAGGTGATTTGCAGAAGCTCGCAGACTTATGTGAACCACCCGATCTTAATCACTTCTACCATTATAAATACTTAACAGACAAACAACGAAAAACTATTAAAAAACTTTGGGGGTTAGATGCGTGATAAAATAAAAAAGATAAATGAATTGTGTCGTAAAGATGGCACATATAAAAATGATAAAGGTCAATCAACTGTTTCATTATGGAGTAAGATTAAATATTTTAGACAGGTGTTTGGCGATGAGCTTGGTATAGATACAAGTGTTATGGAATACGAAGATTATTATATCTGTAAGTGTAAGATTTTAGCTTACGATCCTGAACGAGTATTAGCCACAGGTCATCATAAACAATTTAAAAAAAGAAATGCAACATACATACAAGGTGCTTTACCTATGTCTGAATCGTTTGCAATCTCAAGAGCTTTAAGTGTCTTTGGCATTTTGGATTCTGATATTACCTCCCTCGAAGAGTACAATATGTTAGGTATTCCAATGACTAAAGAAACTAAAGGTGCTGCTAATGGCAGTACAAACAAAGGTGTAGATCAAATCATAAGTGATTTTAAAAAATGTAGAAACATTTATGAGTATAGGCAAGTTAGAAAATATAACGACCCATACATTGAACAAGCCTTAACTAAACATCCCTCTACTTACAAAGCGATAATGAATGTTGTCGAAAATGTAGAGGATAAACTAAACAAACAGGAGAAAATATAGAATATGGATAAAATCTATATAAAGTTAATACCTAATGCAGACAAACAACCAGGAGATAACAGACCTAGTTGGGTTGCACCTATTAATCCAAAATCACCACAAGGAAAAACGTGGAGGATTGGAGCTAAAGTAGGCGACACTTGGTATAACCAAGCTGCTTTTGATGCTACCGAAGAAGATGGTACACCAACAGGAGGATTGAATGTAGTGCTTACACCAAGCGATAGTAAAGCACCTCAATCTGGTAGTGGTGGACAGCAACCAGCAATGGGTGGGTATAAAAAACCCTACCAAAAAACTGGAACTTATGGTAATTACAGAAGATAGAGCTTAGGCTCTCAAAGTTCGTGGCGGTTTTAGTCATCACCCTTGACTTTCTATTAGTTGTTTTCCCGCCACGGACACCTTAATTATGAATGATAATGTATATAAAAA